ATCATTGTCTGTAAGGTCACGAATTTCAACACTAAAGGATCCATAGGGATCTAATTCGTTCGTGGAAGCTTTAATATCTGTGATAGAAATTTTAATAGCTTTTTGAGTATCTTCTCCAGAGTCTAGTCCGACGAATTTAAAAAGCTGAACTTGTGAGTCAGCTACAAAACCGGAATGAGAAGATTGTAAATCTTGTGAAATAATAAATGGACTTTGAGGTGTTTGGAATCCATATTTAAAATCGGCTGCGCTATTAGAGCCACTATCGAGCCCTAAAATAATACCAAACGAATTGGAGCCTGTAATATATTCTGCAACGTGTCCCTCATATGATGGTCCAAGCCAATATGTTTCACGATTGGCTGTTCTTGTAATATCTGCATTGATCAGTGTTGGGTTTGTGTTGAAAACCTTGCGAATAAACTTGGAACTTGTGCGAGTAAAGTTAAACGAAGTTTCACTTTGAACAACTCCGGTGGAGTTCTTGATGAGAACTTTAAATTCGTTAGTGCCTGCACCTGCAATAGCACCTGCTTGCGAATTGTCCATCACTAAAAATGCAGAACCAGAAGAGGCAACAGTGCCATTTCTCACTGTACCAGAAAGCTCAATGCTTCCTTCGTTTAAGTACCATTTAGCAGCAAGAACACCAGTTACATGGTGTGCCGCAGAGGCAGATGGAAATAAGAAAAGACCATAAGCACCGCCATTAGATGCAGGAGCTAAATTATTAGAAGCAGCGGTTTCCCAACCAGCTTCGCCTGCTGCGCCATCAGATAATCCACTTTTTTGTGCTCCAAGGAGACGAACCACAGTAACAGCGTTGCTGTTTCGCAAATAAGCTTGAGCAGCGTATGCAGCGTAAGTTGGGGCAGTATAATTACCGTTTCGCCAAACATCGCCGCCTGCGCCGCCTGGAATTGGGTTTCCGAAAATTTGAACATATTCTGAAAAAGAACGAACTTTAACCGGACGCATAGATGGTCCTCGTTCTGTTCTACCAATAATTACCGGACCAATCTCATCTGCGAGGGCAGGCAACTGTGAATTGTCAATTTCATTGATAAAAATACCGGGTGAAATAAACTTAAAAGATCTTTCTGACATTATGAAGTGTCTCCTTGTCGCTCTTCAACATCTTACGAATAAAAATATTCTGATTATCGTTAATAAATAGTTAATAAATTAGCGAAAGACCTAAATATAAACTTACTCTCGATAAAAAGGAACATTGCCGCTGACATTCAAATGTTCAGGTATATCACCAAAAATTACATGCTCTCTTGGAATCTTAACTTCAACAGCATTTTCTCTGCGAACAATCTTAGGTTGCTCTTCATTTTTGTCAGCCCCGATAATATATCCAATCACCCTAAAATTAATTTCTGTTTCATATCCCCGCGCGTCTTCGAGCAATGAGGCGGCGTTATTGTTTAAAGTATAATCGGACTCAATAAACACTTCAAATCGGTGTTTGTCTTTCTCTGCAACAAAATAATTTACTGCTCCAGTTTTAGTCATGAATGGAGTGATAATTTCATTAATCTGTTGTTGATATTCTGCCATAACTGTTAGAGTGTATGTAACCTCCAGATAAACTGGTATTGGGACCGTAATTGTTTCATAAACAACTTTTTTATTTTGACCTGGAAAATTGTTTTGATTAGTGCCAACTGTATCCAAAACCAACCTTTTAGAATCGGCATTGGCAAAATTGGCTGTTTTATCTTGCTTTATCACTCTTGCTACAGTCATAGAGCCGCCCTTGGTGTCTGGGTAGTTTTGCCCTGCTGCGTAATAAGAGCCACGCTTAGTTAAGTCTTTTGATATTCCAGTGCGCTGAATACTCATAAGCGGATAAATAAGCCAACCATTAACATCGCGCAATTCTCTATTGTGTTTAATTTGAAAAGCTCGTTCTGCCCCTGCCCAAAAGAAAGGAACTTTTTTAAATCCTTTATTGGTTGTGCAAAATATATCAAGTTCTTCATCGATGTATTCAAAAAGAGCACGATCAATTGTTTCAATTGTTGAGGGTTGTATTTCCAACTCTTTTAATGGAGCAAGATCTGTTTTCTTTGGATTATCAGGTGGCATCGAATAGTCCCTCTCTTGAATAATATGCGGTGGCTACAATCTCAAACGTGTGTTCTATCTGACCAAACAATTGTCTCGCCCATTGTGTGCTAACAATCTCATAGTAATAATCTCCGTATAAAACAAAGTCACCCTCACGGACATATATATTCTGATCTTCAATTAATCTGCGTTTATGAAAATAAATCGTAATCGTATTTGACTTATCCATACCGCCTACAGTGTCTGCTTTAGTCTCTGTGCTTTGATAATCCACAAGAGCATAAACGCGAACAGGCGGTAGGAATGTTTTTTCTATTGCCTCACCATAAAGATTATTGTATTGCGTGATAGAGTCGTCAATAGGGTAGTAAACCACCTCTTGTCCAATAACACGCTCAATAAGCTCATCGTTAACTTGTTTTACAAGGTTGCGCTCTTTCTCACCCAGAAACAATGGTGGAGGTGGCTGGGCAGGTTGTTTCCACTTTTCATCATCTGCCATTTGTCATACCCCTATCCAACAAAGATGCCCTTTGGAACATTTTTGTTTACATTATTTACATTATCACTAATTTCAGAATCTTTTGCTGCGAGAGCTTGATAAGTTAATTGGTCTAACGTGTCTTTCAATTCATCTCGAAGACTGCTCTGTTCTTCTCTGCCCTCGGATATAAGTGCTGGTCCGTTAAGAGTTACAGACTCACCTGGGATTGGAACGGTTGCAAATTTAGAGCGAACTTGGCCAAGTGTCTCTTTACATAGTGCAAGGGCAAAGCGGCGTATCCACTGTTTACCAATCGAGTTAATACTGGTGTAAGGAACATTGGCAAATGGAATCGTATTCATGTTGTTGATACCATTGACACCGGCTGATCCTGAGCTTTCTGCCCATGCATCTTCTACAATTCTAAAGTCAAAGTGAAAATATTTTGGAGAAACAGAGTCGGGATTCTGAGGAATTGGGAAAATTCTTAAGTGATTATTATCCAACTCAAAAGAATAGTGTGAATTTCTGGTGTAAATTGAATCCTCAAATGCCATCGCCTGGGCTTTATTTTGCCAAACTGGAATTAATTGAAATGTGGAATCATCAGCATATTGTCCATAGTTAGCAAGGTTGCCCACTGTGTTGAGACCTCCATAGTATCCGAAGAATCTCCACATAGCGTGTGGTGTTTTATAATACACTCTTTCAACAATAACTTTTTTGCCAGAAACTAAACCCGAATAGGGGACGGAATTTCCTGTTGCCTCGTCGAGATTGTTGTTTGAAGCACTGAGAATTATTGCGCCTAAATCATAGTCTTGTTTGTTATCGACAGCAGTAAATGAACCAGAATAAATTCTAGTTGAACCTCCGATACCTGCTTGAGTAGAAATACCCTCTGTATACCTTTGGTTAAATGCAAGAGTGATTTTTGGATATTTTAATGAAATGTGCGTGCCACTTAAACTTGATGAAAGTATCCCGTCTTTAAGTTCACCGTTGTGATTAAATGTCCCCGTGGTCATACCAAGTACATCTGAAAGAATGTTTTTAGACTGATGCATATTAAGAATATAAGAATATTCTAATACTGCCTCTTCATAAGCAGCATATACACTACCAGTGGTTAATTCGATATCTAATATATCTCCGCCAAGTTTTTGGTATGTATAAGCAACTTGGTCTGATGCGCCGGATAAGAAATCAACAGAGGCAGTATATACCCCAATTGGGCATTTACTTGCAACAAACGATGTTGATCCTGTTGCGGGCAAGACTATTGCGCTAACTTCGCTAGCCGGGGTCAAAGTGGGTATTGCCATTAATTATAGTTCTCCTCTCATTAAATAGTTAAGGGCATAAAGAAAACCCCCGCCAATTGCTTGACGAGGGAATTCTTTTAGACTACGAGTTGACTAATCGTATTAAACGAGGTCAAGGCAGATAACGAGTCCGTACATGTCAGGACGAACCATCTTCTTACCGTAGCGTGTCATGACTCCCTTGCGGGGCACGAAGTCTTCGGTTCCAAAGATAGTAGGTGTGACCTGTAGTGGCACGTAAGGTGCATACACATATCCGCTCTCCAAGAAGGAGCCGCCCTTGCGTCCGACAAGAATGACGTTCCGTGGGAAGTAAGGATCAACATACACATCCCACTTCTTGGAAAGTGCGCCGACCTTAACAGCACCAACGGTTCCACGTTCTGCGTCAGCAGTTACGGAAGCACGGAATCCAGCGGTAAACTCAAGGATGTTGGCAACTTCAGGTCCAACGACGATGAAGTTAGCGCCACCACGGAGAGTCTTGCGGTGAATTTGTGCAGACACATCGTTGATGGTCTCAACGAGAGTCTCATACCACTCGGATACAGTTCCGGTAAAGTCTGGAGTTGCTGTGGTAGCACCAATCTCCTGACCAGTAAGACGGTTTACGAACTTACCAGCGTGACGTGACCAGTAGTATTTACCAGCGGTAGCACCCTTAACGAGATCTTCGAGAATTTCCTTATCAATCTCAAGAGCAATTTGCTCAGAGAGGATAGAAGTAAGCTCGACCTCTGCGTCAAGGTTATGGTATGCGTTGAGATCTTGCCCCAACTCAGGTGTCCACTTAGCTTTAAGCTTCTTGGTGACAGCCGTGATGCTCACAGAATCAACCTTGATGTCGATTTCTGGGATAACACCAGCGGTTGCTCCAACAGCGTTGGAAGCTTGCTCTCCACCCCAAAGATCTTGACCAATGACGGATCCAATTTGACCGA